TAATAGCATATTGCACAAAATTTTCTTCCCCAACGCACTAATCTTTGTGCAACATGCCAATTGACACAAAATATAGTACCCACACCCCGTAGGGTAGGGGAGTGGGTACAAAATGTGGCTATACTTGCCGGAACAAAGTCAGCAATTTTTACAATGTAATACAGCAACATATACAACTTGACGTATGGTATACTTTATACAATCCATTAAGTAATGGAGCACGAAACAAGAAAGGCTGGTTGACAATGAGAAACATCGACTTATTCATGAAGTACTTTTCATGGAGCAGGGACGGACAAGCGGCTATCAATGCACTAGCCGGGTATCTTGATCAGATCGGGGGCCCTTGCCCTATTGATCATGCTGTTGACCCGTGTCCGCAGGACTGCAAATTATGTTGGAGACACTATTTTGAAAGTGAGGAACACCAATGAAACACGAAGTCACTATTAAAATCACTTTAACCGATGATAACATTACTCTTGATGGTGAGAATATCCGAGAACTGACCGAGGACGATGTTATCGACAGCATCAGTGTGCTTGCCTGTCTTGCAAAGACTTTGAGTATTTTATAGGAAGGAGATTTCACAAATGGAAATGCGTAAATTTATCATCGAGATACACCCGGATGGCACGTTGACATGCTGCGAGTATGAGGACCCAAAGGACGCGGCCAAAGCCACATATAATCGTGCATGGTTAGAAGGTTATCGGCAAGCGCTTATTCATTGTGACGACGAACTAAGTAACCTTACAGTATTTAAGGGCTCTTGTTTGTCGGCTGATCTTGAATACCAAGGGGCTGTCAAAGTACGCGAACACATGCGTAATTTTTATCAAAAGTTGTACAATAAGTACGTGCAATAAGTCGAAACGGCCCTATGGGCCGTCTACCGGGACCGCCCGCCCGGTACTGATGATGACAGGGCAGAAAGGAAATAACTGCTATGATGAAACGTAACAACAAGAAATCCAACAAGAAATCCAACATGAGCTACATCAAGCTGCAGGAAGTTGAAAGCGCGGTGCAGATTGACGAGGGAGAAATGTGGCTTAAATCCGGCAAATATGACGCCCCGTCCGTGTCCGTAAAGATCGACCCTGAAGAAACTATGTCCGACTGGGTGCGCAAGATCACTTTGCGCAATGTTGAGCTGACCGTCGAGGAGAACAAAAAGGGCTATCCTGAACTTATCATTTCCGGCCAGAGTGACGCGGATGACGCCGGCGATCTGCCATTCTAAACGGCGGGCGGCCTATGGCCGCCCTTATTTTATAGGAGGCCCCATGAAAAGTAAAGATAACAGTGCATCCTTGTTGAATTGCGACGATTCCATGATGTATTTTGCATCTGTCATTGTATATAGCGGAGTCACTAACAAAGATGTTGAGTTTTTCCGCTCTGAGTGGGCCAAAATCATTTTTAACGGCCTCGGCATTGAAGCAGAACCCCTCAACTGGTATTATATGATTATGAATAGAAAGGAGCGTGGGAAGCATGGCAGTAGGCGCAGCTAAAGCGAGCGCAACCCTTAAATACAGTTCCGAGCTGTACACCCCCTATGCCTTGGAGTCTTGGCCCGATAATCAGATGCGTAAAGAATACACGCGACTGCGTGACATTGCGCAGAAACGTATCAAGCGATTATCAAAAGACCCCATCAGCGGCACCAGCGATGTTTATAAAGAATTTGCCGGAGGTTTCCCTACCCTAAAGGCAATGCGGGAAGACCGTAAAGCATTGGAGCAGGCCATTGCGGATGTAGCGCGTTTTGTGCGCTCCAAAGGATCCACCGTAGGCGGTGCGCGTGAAGAATTTGAGCAAAAAATGAAAGTCGGCGGTATTGATATTGCCGACGTGCCGAAAGATCAATACACGGCCCTGTCTGAATGGTGGGAGATCGTGAAGGCATCGGGCGTGTACTACTATCCGTCCGATCAGCCGGTCATGTACTGGCGCGAGAAAGGAGGCTACAACGTCAGTATTGACGATTTTGTAAAGTGGCAACAAGGTGAGGTTAACTATGGCAAAGAGTGGGACTATAGCGACGGCAGCAGCTCCGCCGACCTGCGCGGAGGTTTTGGCGGAGGCTTGTAATTATAACCCGGTCCCCTGGCTTATGGAGCATTTGGACAGGAAGCACACCAAAGGCAAAAAGCGCAAAACGAACAAGAAGCGTTTATATGTGGATATGCCGTGTGCGTTCGATATTGAGACTAGCCGAGTGTGTGTTGACGCTGACGATAACCCCCATACCATTATGTATATCTGGCAATGTCAGCTCGGTTTGGATATTACCATTATAGGTAGAACTTGGGACGAGTGGCTAAACTTTACAAGCACAATCAGCGATTACTTGCAAGCCAACAGCGGCCCACAAGGCAACTGGTATCTGTGTATGTATGTTCACAATCTTGCACACGAATTTCAATATTTGTCGGGTGTTCTGGATTTTGGCCCGGGTGATGTGTTCGCCAGCAAGCCTCGCAGGGTCTTAAAATGCGACAACCGAGCTATTGAGTACCGATGCAGTATGCGCCACAGTAATTTGTCTCTTGATGCTTGGGGAAAACAGCTTGGCGCACCTCATGCCAAATTAACAGGCGCTCTTGACTATTCAAAAGTGAGGTATCCTTGGACTCCCTTAACATCTACAGAATTAGCGTACTGTATAAATGATGTTCGGTGCATTGTGGAGTGCTTGTTAATTGAGATGAAGCGAGACGGCGACGACCTCTACACGTTACCATTAACGCGCACCGGCTATGTCCGACGAATGGCCCGCGAAGCAATGTACAAATGGGGCATTAAACGGGTCAAGCGTTTACTGCCGTCGTGGGAACTATATCAAATGCTGCGTGAGGCATTCCGAGGCGGTGACACCCACGCCAATCGGTATTATGTTGGGCTCCATCTGGAAAACGTCGGTTCTGTGGATATGTCGAGCGCGTATCCCGCCGTGCAATGTGAATGCTATTTCCCTATGACTCCATTTAGGCAGGAACCGGCCACAGTCGGGCGACTGATGCAATGTATGAGACACGGCAAGGCGTGTTTGATGCGCTTGCAAGTGAAAGGTTTGCGTCAGCGCTTCAAGTGGTGGGGGTTTCCGTATATCCCTCTTGCGAAGGTCCGGCACTGTGAAGGATACATTAACGACAATGGCCGTTTGTTGTCTGCTGAACATTTAGAGATTACCATAACCGATATAGATTTTAGAATCATTGCCAAAGAGTATGACTGGGATGCACTTAACGTTCTTGACCTGTATACGTCCGATTATGGCAAACTGCCAAAGCCCTTGACGGATTGCGTAAAAGAGAGCTACACCGGCAAGACATCCCTTAAAGGTGTAGCCGGTCAAGATTTGTATTATGTTAAGGCCAAGGGCGATCTTAACAGCTATTACGGTATGACCGCACAAGACCCCCTACAGCTGGATACACTTTTTGACGAGGACGACCCCGACAATCTTTGGAGCGAATGCACCGACGACCCGGAGGGCAGTTATAATGACCACCGCCCCCATCTGTTTCTGCCCTACCAGTGGGGCGTATGGACTACTGCCCACACTCGCAAGCGCCTAAAAATAGCGCAGTGGGCCGCGGGCAAGAATGGCGTGTACTGCGACACCGACAGTGTCAAATATATGGGCAATATTGATTTAACGGAGTTCAACAAAGCTGTGAAACAACTTGCAAAAGACAATGGCGCTTGCGCTACAGACCCAAAAGGCAACACTCATTTTATGGGCGTGTATGAGCAGGAGCGCAGCTATGCGGAGTTTATGACGTGGGGCGCTAAAAAATACGCGACTACCTATAAAAAAGGCGGGCCGATCACTACTACCATAGCAGGAGTCAGCAAGCGGAAGGGCGGTTTAGAGCTGGCCCTGCGGGGTGGTTTTGAGGTATTCAAGCCCGGGTTCACGTTTTGTCTTGCAGCCGGAAATCAGGTTATTTATAATGACCGCCCAAATGTGCCCGATTTTGTGGTTGACGGGCATACGGTACACATAACAAGAAACCTGTGTATTTGTGATAATACTTACACGTTGGGAATAACCGACGAATACGCAAATATATTAGGGTATAAGATTATGGAGGTTATCTGATGATTAAACTGTACACCGACGATGGATGGCCGAACTTTTCCGAAAAGAATGGCATTTTGTCAACAGGGGCGTCTATTATTTTTATATGGGGCGGACGTGGTACCGGCAAGACCTATGGAGCGCTAAAGCACGTACACCAGACAGGGAAAGAATTTCTGTATTTGCGCCGCACGCCACAGCAAGCGGAGCTTATTTGTGCGTCGCCCAGTATGTGGCCATGGTCTCCATTGAACGACGATTTGCAAACACATTACGCCCCGTTTAAAATACCTAAAATAGCGGGACTGTATGAAGTGGGCAACGCAGGGGCCTACACTGATACAGGGTCTCCCATAAAACCGGCCCAAATGGCCGGAGTTGTGGGAAGTGTCGTCACCCTTGCCCGGACCCGTGGTTTTTCAAGTCCCCATACCAATATAATCATTTTGGACGAATACCAGAAAGAAGAGTCCGACTACTACCGGCGAGGTGAGGGGGTTGGCCTTGCTAACATTTATGAAACGGTCAACCGCAACCGCGAATTACAAGGGCAAAAGCCCCTGACGCTGTTGTGTATGTCGAATGCTGTAGGCATGGCAAACCCCTATTATATGCAATGGGAGATAACCGACACAGTAGAGAAGATGATCGGCAAGAAAGAGCGCGTCAAGCTGTTGGCCGACAAGGGCATTCTGTTGATTGATCTTGTGGACAGCCCTATAGCAAAGGAAAAAGCAAATACAGCCCTGTATAGGTCCATGAGTGGCACAGACTTTTACAGATCGGCCATTGAAAACCAGTACAGCTCCGAGGAGAAAAGCCTTGTTGTTTCCAGGCCCTTGCGGGAATATTATCCGTTGGTGCAGGTGGGCCGGTGCTGTATCTATGAGCACAAAAGCAAGCCCCTGTACTATGTTTGCCGACACCGTTCTGGGCAAATGCCAATATACGGGACCGGCGAATATGAGCGCAAACGGTTTAGGGCCGCATACGGGTATATTTGGCCCGCATACCTGCAAAGACAAATTGAGTTTGAGCGGTATTCTGATGAAATATTTTTCCGCGAATATTGCGGGGCTTGACAATTTTTCACAACCGAATATACTAAAGATAATCCCCGGTGCCCACAGGCAGCCCCCAGAAGGGGCGGGCACGCGTCAGCCAGCGCAAGAACCGGGGATTTAATTGTACCTGTAGGAGGTGTACAGAATGGAAATTAACAGTATGATTCAGGCTATTTCTAACGTGGGTTTTCCTATCGCTGCTTTTCTGCTTATGTGGTATCAGTGTAATACTGTTGTGAAGGAGAACACCGCAGCTATTACCGAAATGAGGCTCGCTTTGGATGATATTAAGAAGGAGAGCTGACTAATGGGTTGCTATATCATTTTTGCCCAGTCTATCACAAATGAACGCGCGTTTCTGCTGGCTGACTTGTGCGCTCGTTTGAACATCGGCTATTATAGCGACTGGGCAAACGTCGCCCACACGCGGCAGTGCTGCGCCGTGGGCCCAGTCACCAAAGGAGATAAAGACCAAGTTATTAAATGCTTGGCGCATGACACATACGTTGTAATGGAGGCGACTAAAGTTGAAAATCAGTGAAAAAGCGGCCCTCGCTATGGCCGGATACACCAAAGCAGAAATCGAAGCTATGGAGAAGCCGCAGCCCGTCCCGCAGCCCGTCCCGCAGCCCGTCCCGCAGCCCGTCCCGCAGCCCGCACCGCAGCCCGCGCCGCAGCCCGCGCCGCAGTATGATGGCCTTGAGACCCTGTTGCAGCAGCTTTTGCAGGGTCAGCAGACTACCGCGCAGGCAATGCAGACTATGACCCAGACGATGCAGGCAAACGCGCTGGGCCTTGGCATCCAGCAGCAGCCGACGTCGGACGCCAACACGGTGACGGCCCGGATTATCGACCCCACTTATGGGAAGGAGGTTAAGTAATATGCCCCTTGGCATGGATTTTGCGGACATTGCCGCAATTTTGACCGAGATTAATAAGCTGGCCACTGGCCAGGAGACGACGTCTCCCATCGTGGACACGTCTAGCTTTGTATCTGTCGCGCAGGCCACGTTGCTGACCGGTACCGACAACTACACCAAAGCGATTAGTCAGGTGTTGGGCCGCACCATCTTTGCCGTGCGCCCCTACGATGCACCCTTGAAGCGCTTGCAGGTGACGGGCGACGACTGGTCGAACCATGTGCGGAAGATCAATTTCTGTGACACTGACCCCGTCACCGACAAGGCGTGGGCACTGGAGGACGGCAAGAGCGTGGACATGTACGAAGTTCACAAGCCTAAAGTCCTCCAGACAAACTACTATGGGCAGACCAATTACAGCCGCGTGTACACGCAGGCTGATACCCAGATGGAGGCAGCATTCAAGGGCCCCGAGGAACTGGCGCAGTTTTGGTCGTCTTTCGTGCTGCACCTGTCTAACCAGATCGAGGCTGACCGACGCAACCTCGCCAACAACCTGATGGCCAACCATCTGACCGGCATGACTGTGACCAGCCCCCACAGCGTTGTATATCTGCTCGATGAGTACAACACCCAGCAGGGCACCCAACTGACGGTTCAGGACGTCTACAAAGAAGCGAACTTCCCGGGTTTCGCAAAGTACGCCTATGGCCGCATCAACGACATTTCCCGCCTTATGAAGGAGCGCTCCATCAACTGGCATCAGAATTGGAAGATCGGCGACACGACGTACAACATCATGCGACACACTCCGTATGATCGTCAGCACCTCTATCTGTACAGCGGCACACAGAGCCAGATCGACGCCCGCGTGATTCCCGAGGTATTCCACGATAATATGCTGAAGTACCGCGACGCCGAACAGGTCACGTTCTGGCAGAACATCGACGAGCGCGAGACCATTTCCGCAACGCCTGTTGTGACCACTGCTGCCGGTAAGGCAACCAAGAATGCAGCGGTGCAGCTGTCGAATGTTTTCGGGTGTCTGCTGGACTGGGATGCCATCGGCTACACTCCGAAGCTGTCTCGTGTGGTCCCGACCCCCATGAACGCCCGCGGCCTGTATACGAACTTCTGGTATCACTACGGATGGTCGTGGTATGATGACTTCACCGAGAACGCAGTTCTGTTCCTGATGACCTCCGGCGACGTCACCACCCCGGCCGCTGCCAATGCGGCAAAAGCGTCCACCCTGAAAACCACCACGCATACGGACGCTGACCCCTCAGGGTCCTGACCAATACCGGGGGGCATTGCCCCCCGGTTATTTATAGGAGGCGTTATGCAAGCAACATTTTTTCAGTTCGCAAAGCGCACCAACAGCACAAAGCGGCCCAGCGGTGGGCAGGGGTTTGGAATCGACCTTAAAGCACCCTGCAATATCATTGACCCCGAGATCAAGATAGCAACACAGAGTGACCCCACCGGGTACAATTATTGCTACATTCCCACGTTCAGCCGGTATTACTGGGTTAAGAACTGGACATATTCGGAGGGGCTCTGGAATGCCTCGCTGACCGTTGATACCCTCGCAAGTTATCGGGATCAGATCGGCAACTCTACCGAATATGTGGTCAGATCGTCAGCAAAGTTTGACCCTAAAATCGTAGATAATTTGTACCCAACAAAAGCAACGATAACCACCAGAACCAACTATGCAAGTTCTACGCCGTTTACTGACAACCCGGAAAATGGCGGGCAAGGATTCTTCGTTGTGGTGGTCAATGCACCCGGGTATGTGTCTTTTGGCGGTACAATTTATCTTGCAATGAGCGGGACCACATTTCAAAAGCTGATGGCGGCTCTTTTGCAAAATACGGATTACTTGAATATCAGTGCGGACGAAATCAGCAGCAACTTGACTAAAGCGTTGTTCAATCCTATTCAGTATATTTCAAAGGCGTTTTGGATACCCTGCGGCAATACGGCAATCGGTTCACCCGTCAATGAGATTCCCGTTGGGTGGTGGAAAATGCAAAATATCGGTAACGCCTACGTTATCCAGAGTCAGAATGACAAACAAGTTTTCACGTTCAGCATATCCACCCCCCATCATCCGCAGCACATTACAAGGGGCGTTTATACAGACGGAGCGCCCTATTCCGAGTACACGTTATATTGCCCTCCATTTGGGGAAATTAAATTAAATGCTAACCTGTTTGTGTTGCAAAGCACGTTGTATTGTAGATTGACTGTTGATTACCGCACCGGCGACGCAATACTGGACTTATCATTTAATAACGATTTCAACACTATTTTCTTCTCCACGTCCAGCAACGTTTCAGTACCCGTGCAGCTGGCGCAGATCGCAACCAATGTAAATGAACTGGCAAGTGTTGGTGGACTGATTCAGACCGCCGTTGGTGCTATTGCCGGGGGTATTGAATCCTTTTTTGGCGGGGGCGATGTTACTAACGGCATTGCATCTGGTGCCCAGCAGATGACAGTTGCAAGTCAATCCAAGGGCGGAGGGGCAAGCGTTGCAAAATATGGTATTACGCCATATTTAACGGGGGCTTTTTATGATCTTGTGGACGACAACAACGAGGACCACGGTAGGCCCCTATGCCAGCGCGTGCAGCTGTTCAGTATCCCGGGGTTCATTATGGTAGATGACCCCGACATTGCATTAACCGCAACAGCCGCCGAGATTGACAGCGTTAAAAGTTATATGAAAAATGGATTCTTTTTAGAGTAGGAGGCGTAAACAATGGCAGTATACAAACAGTGTATTACTGACGTGTCGCCGATCAGAGTGACAGCCGGTTATCCTGCATACGCTGACGGCAGCCCTCACAGGGGCATTGACACAGTCCACGGCAATCATAAAGCCTATGCGCCCGAGGCGGGCGTTGTGGTTGTGGCCCAGCACTGGAATGGCAGCACCTCGGGAGATCAGTCGTGGGGCAACATGATTAAAGTGCGGATGGCCGACGGCACGACATGGCGGGCCGCACACTTTGCCTCACAAATTTGGAAAGTAGGCGACACGATCTCCAAGGGGCAGTTTATCGGCACACAGGGTCAGACCGGTTACGTGACGGGCATTCACACGCACTGGGAATATGCCGATGCAGCCGGAAACCTGAGGGACCCGTCCAGCATTATCAGAATCCCGAATCAGGTGGGGACATGGGACGTAGAGTGGGACTCGGGCGGGGGCCCTGGCCCGGGTCCCGGGCCGTGGCCTACTGGCAAATTGCCGGTATGGTTGCTGTTTAAGATGGCGAAGGGAGGGCGTCTGTTGTGAGTGCTCCCTATAGTTACGAACAGATCAACGCCCATGTGTCACCGGTGACGCCCTCCGTAATGCACACAAAGGGAAACAGCTTATCATATTATTTCCGGAAATATCTTTTCCTTGAGGCCGTGTCGATGGTACGATGGACGCTCCCCGACACGTGGCCCAGTAACCGCTTGCAGTATCTTGTTTTTGGTTCCGGGGGTGTCACGGTGTTCAACACGGACCGTTACGGCCTCGTGTATGACCGAATGGGACTAACCGGCATTAACATTTTCTACAACCCGACGCACTCCATCATTGCCAACCCTTTTATTAAAGGGTCCCCATATTTGCAGATCGGGAAACAATGCGAGATCATCAATTTGCAGCCCGATTACCGGGGGATGGTGGATATTGTGGCCTACTATGGGGATATGATGGCCCTTGCCGCCCAGACCATCCAGAGCAATTTGATCAATAGCCGCCTTGCCTATGTGTTTGCAGCTGGAAATAAGGCCGGTTCGGAGTCTTTTAAAAAAATGTTCGATGAGATCATGCAGGGTAACCCCGCAGTTTTTGTTGATTCGTCTCTGCTCAAAGCGCCCAAAAATGGGGCATCCGGGCAGGCCCCGTGGATGTACTTTTCGGCAGACCTCAAAGGAAACTTCATTACAAACGAACTGCTCACAGCCCTTAAAACCATTAAAGCGCTGTTTGACACGGAAGTGGGCATTCCGAACACTAACACCAGCAAAAAAGAGCGGATGCTGACCGACGAAGTCAACTCGAACAACGTCGAGACCGCCGCAAAAGCGTCTCTCTGGTTGGACAGCTTGCAGCGTGGTTGTGAGAGGGTGCACAAGCTCTTTGGAATTGACAAGTCTACTTTGTGGGTCGACTGGAGGTTTCCGCCCGATACTACTACACAGGAGGTGAACAACGATTCACGCAACATTGAGCTTTAACGGCCTATTGGCAGGATACCCGGAACTGTTCGATGACTTGAAAGTTCCTAGCAGTGTCTCTAAAGAAACTGTCTGCAATCAATTACTGTTTGATACGCTAGAATTAGAGGTTCTATATGCGGACGGCCCAACAATGCGCCGGGCGCTGGGCGTCTATTCTGAAACCATGCTCCCAAGCTGGACCCGGTACGCGGAGGCCATGGGCCTTGAATACGACGTTTTGGCGTCCGATGACCGAACCAGAACCACCAACCATACAGGGACCCGCTCCGGCACGAACAACCGCACAAATGGCGTCAAGGGAACGACGACCCGCACGCCTGACCTGACCACCACCGGCCAGAACAACGGCAGTGACAGCACCACACGGGACGTCACGGGGTTCGACAGTGGAGCCTTGCAAACCGCAGAGAGGAGCACTACGGCCCTCGGTACTGGGAACACCATTACCAGCAGCGGCACCGACACGACCACCACCGATCAGACAAACACCGATAACAGCAGCACCGAGTCGCACGACGGCTACAATGACACCGTGACCGAGAAGGGCCGGGCAGGACGAGACCCGCAAGACCTCATTGCCAAAGAGTTGACCCTTGCAATGGAGAATGCCGTTCATAGAATCGTTACGGACATCCGGGCAAACTTTTGTTTGCTGATTTACTAAGGAGATGTAGTTATGAGTATCAATCCCATTCACAGAGCGCCCTACACCAATTTTCACGACCTCAATCTGGATTGGATTATCGAGGTGTTGAACGAGTTCAATACAAAACTGACAAACTTTGTCAGTCTGGCCACGATCAAATACGCAAACCCCATCCAATGGAACATTACCAGCCAGTATGAGGCGAACACGGTTGTGGTGGATAGCAACGGCAACGCTTATCTTTCCGTACAGCCGGTGCCCTCCGGTGTTTCTCTGGACCGTACCGAGTTCTGGACAAAAATTGGTAACTTCGACGAGCTTTGGGCCGATGTGAAAAAGGCCATTACTACCAACGATGAGGGGCACAGCCCCACCGCCACAGCTGCAAGAGCTGTCAACGATCTTGTATGGGTCAACGGGGCGCTGGTGCGCGTCACAAGAGCCATGATCGCCGGTGACGCTTACGTGCCCGGCTCTAACTGCGTGAGCAGCTCCACAAATGAAGTACTGCACTACCTGCTCACTACGTTTAATGAGCAATTGAACGCAGAGCAAACGGCCCGGGAGAATGCAGACAACCAGCTTCAGACGGCTATTGGGGCGGAGCAGACGGCCCGGGAGAATGCAGACAACCAGCTTCAGACGGCTATCAACGCAGAGCAAACGGCACGGGAGAATGCGGACAACGGCCTTCAGAAGGCTATCAACGATGAGAAGCAGGCCAGAGAGAACGCAGACAACGGCCTTCAGAACAGTATTGACCAGTTACAGCAGGATGTTAAAAACGTCCTTGACTACGCTAACGTAAAAAGCTACGGAGCTAAGGGTGACGGCACTACCGATGACACTATTGCGTTCTCGACGGCCATTGCATCCGGCAAAGACCTGTTTATTCCTGACGGCGAGTACATTATCACCGGTGCAATTAACATCGGATCGCCGCTCATGACAAGTAAAGCTATCGTCGTAGCGTCTGGCGTGATGTTGACGATTGGTGAACCTGTGGCCCCCTGCACCCTGCACTTCCGACAGAAAAATGGCGGTAAGTTCCTAATTAGAGCAGGTGAAACTATTGCTGATTGGTACATTGATACCAGTATTGCAGATGTTTTCCGTGGGGGCTCAATTCAGACTTTTGCAGGTGTAATTAAATTTCCCACTTCCGGAAGCTGGCATGTTGAAACTGGAAAACCTGTAGTCGATACCATTTATAAAATTGATGCCCCTGTACGAGTTGATGAACATACGTCCTATGACTTTTGCAATAACACTGTAGGATTTGGCCCTAATGGTGTCATCAATATAACGGGCGACAGCCCCACATCTCATGTGGAGAGACTGTCGGTACGCAATGCTACTTTTGTCGCAACCGAAGAAAGCGTACCGGAATTTTTTGTCGTACAGTACGCAGAGCGCGTCACTATTGACAATATACATTGTATCGGCGGCCGGCGCGTGGCACGCTATATTAACACGATCAACGCCTATACAAAAAATGTTGTTCACGACACTTTTTATACATCGGCTAACCCCTATTCGTCGTTCCTTCTGGACGAATCAAGCGGAGGGGCCTCGGGAATTAGTGGCAATGCGTCCATCAGATTCTATAACTGTATCAGTAGCTTTAACAATCTGACGGGCGACAGCCAACAATTTAATCTGTACAACTCCGATGACATGCGCGACGTCTACATTGATAGTTGCGAATGCTCGTATGCTCAAACAGGAATCCAGATTTTTACTAAAAGTGGTGGTAACCCCGTATGGAATATCTGGATTACTGGTTATATCGCGGACCAGTGCAACCGCGGACTGTATGTCAACAATGCAGGAGCCAGCCAGATCACTGTTGAAGGTTGTTATTTCAATGCCCGTGATCGTTTGGTGGAATTCCAGCAGTCCTCCGGCGTAGTAAGCAACTGCCAATTTATCGGTACACAATCTTGCGTCGGAGTTCAGCTGACGACTGCGAGGGGGTGCATTATTGATAATTGCCAGTTTATCAATGTGGATCAGTGTATTGTGGCGTCGAAGTCTGCCGCATGTCAGATTACAAAAAACGTAGTTCAGCGCACTACAAAATTTGCAGAGACAGCCGCTTTCTCGTTCATTAACGCCAGCGTCGATAACAGAGTATTTCTTAATTCGATTATCCCTCTTGAACCCGCACAATTCTACACAGCCGGTATGCACTTCGATTCAACTGGAGAACGAAACATTATAGGAGGTAACGTAGTAGCAG